GAATCATAGTCTTTGTATTCGATTGTTGCTACTGCGTTGATCCCTTCTTGCAGTAAGCGGGCTTCTGAGCCTTGGGTTACGATACTAGGCATGGTTTAAACTCCAGTCTGATTCAGGTCTTCTTGCGAATCGTTGATAGAAACCACCCATCGCGCATTTGTACCAAGCACGTTATCAGGTGAGTCATAAACATGATGCAATCGGACGTTCAGACCTGAGGTGTTAGCAGCCGAAGTACTGTCAAGCTCCATTCCTGAGATGCCAGAAAGAGCATTCCCTGATCCAACAATAACATCACAGTTGAATCCAGCTTCTGTGATTTCAATCGCGTTGCCGTCTGAATCTTCTTGAATGGCGTACAAAACGTCCTGACCAAATACAACTCGGCCAGTTCGCGCTGTTGAAGCCAACCGATGGTTAGTTTTAAGCGTGCCTTCATTGGTGAAGTCTGGATCAAGTGATACCAGAACACCGATAGCCGGATCGCCCGCAGCGCATTGCGCAACAATTGGATATTTGCCGGTTGCGTCTACTGTGCCAGTGAGTTTAACAAGGTCGCCGATGAAACATGCGACTGAATCACCTACGGCGAAACCTACACGGCGCATTTTGCCGTGATAGTCGGCACCACTCAAGGTGCCAATGGGCGTAAGCCCGGATGGTCGATCTGCGTTAGCCATATGGCCTCCTGAAAGAATGAATAAGTTTGTTTGTATTGCGCATTCTTAGCGCGTTACAGCGAATCCTGTTCTTCCAGGTGGCTATATATGCCTCAGACTCTTGCGTCTATGCGAGGGTATTGCTCGTTATATATACCATTATGCCATAGTTTTCAACTATACGTCATGTTGTAGCTCGCCGCCTCGACGGATTTGCAGCCCTACAGTGTCAGATGCCACATTAGGCGCGTATGTCTTCAATCCCTTAACGTGACCCATATCTGATACGCTATCAGTGGCCTTTCCGATACCCATGGCCTTATCAAGCTCCTGCTGTCTGTTCTGCAATGGTGCAACTTTTAGGCGTTGGTACTCGGCCCGATCCATAAACAAAAGGAAGGCGTCAATAGGCAAGCCGTCAATCACCGATACCGATGGGTAAACCTGATACTCAGTCGCCATTCGGTCGTTTATGCCTTTGTAGATAGTGGTTGCCTGGCTCACTCTTGGTACTGGTTGCGCGCCCAATGCAATCCATCGATCAACGTCACCATTCGAGTGAGCAAGGAACAATTGCTTATCCTGATATTCCGGCATTCTGAGGTAATGCTCGTAGTCGATGCGCTTCTGTGCGCCTATCGCAGTTCGCACCTGCTCTGTCTCTGTCATTTTATTGACGCTGGTCTGTGTTGCTATCGGTGCGCGCTGTTGCTTGTCTTGATGTCTCATAGTTATTCCCCTAGAAAATTCTTGGCAAAGGTATCGGCTGCTTTCGGATCCATCGCCTTCAGCATTTCGTAAACGTCATTCACCGCGTTCACATCTCTGGCGTTTCGCCCATTGATCTTAGCGGCTTTCGTTTTCGACCCGTAATCAGCTGGCCCTTTTGTTTCTCGCTGAACTGATCCCGGCGCTGGCGCTGCCTGACGATTGTTCCTTTTGCTGACAAACTTGTCTTGATGCAGCTCTTTGGCCCTCGAATACGCCACGTTCATAGATCGTTCAATCTGAGAATTGGTTAGCTGAGCCGCTAGGTTCTGATCCCCTCCTGTTAACTGGTTGAGGATAGAATGCTGCGCCATCTTCATATCTTGGAAGAATTCGGCGTCATATTGCGGGCTTCGTTCGTCCAAAATAGGGTTCTTTGCGAAGAACTCAGAGATTACCGGGTTCATTGGTGGCGCTGTGGTTCGATTGAGCTGCTGAATCTTCTCGTTAGCCGCAATAGCGCCGTCAACATCCATATCCTCTCTAGCCTTGGCAAGCTCGTCGATAGCGTCCTGCTTAGCCCTAGCAATTTGTTCAGATGTCAGCTTCTTCTGCTGCTCTTTCCATTCAGCCATGCCAGACACAACAGAATCCATTGTGTGCTTTAGCTCTTTGATCTCCTTGATTCGCTCATATTCAGCCCGATACGCATTCTTGCCTTTGAAGTCGTCGGGATTCTTGCCGGCTGCTACCCAATCTTCGATGTTGTCGATATAACCAGGTGGGTTTTCATCCTTCGCCTTTGGTTCTGGCTGGGCTTTGACCTCATCCTCGACATCATTAATCACTTCTTCTGGCGGGTTCTGGATCTCCAACGCATCAAGCGCGGCTTCGATATCGTCTTGTGTACTCATTTTCTCACCATCCTGCCCAACAGGGTTTCATCATTAGCAAAGCGGAATTTGTTACCAGATCCGGGCGGTAGTTCCATCTCGACCCCGGTATATCGGTCGAATATGACCACATCCCCGACCTTTGGAACCTCTGGACAGAATTCTGACAGTTGACCCTTAAATGCGCCCGGCCCTACATGGACAAGGATCCCATGTTGCGTGCCTTTTGTTTCGCGCTCTGCTTGGTGTTCTGATTTGACGATGAAACCGGCCTTAGCGAGTGTTTCGTGCTGGCCTTTTTCGGATAGCTCCATTGTCGTTGTGGCTTCAATGGGCTTTATCAGGATGCGATACAAAACAGCCTCAGCCGTTCCGTTTGCGATTAACTCACGTGCGTTTTCGATATCTTCTTCGGATACTTCTATCATGCCATCACCTTAATGGTTGGATATTAGCCCCGACTTTGGGGCGACGTACATCAGCCAGACTTAGGCCGCTTGTTCTTTTGCCTTCTCTACCATCGCGCACAACTTGAACACTTCGGTAAAAAGGCGAGCGTTTTCGTAACCTGTGACCATCCCCATTGATGAATGAATCGCGTTCATAGATCTATCATTGTTAGACGAATCAACGAGACTTCCGTTTAACAGCGATTCTTTGGCGTTGCGAGACATTTCAATTAGACAGGTTTGGTATGCTTGGGTCACTGGGTCGATCAACCATAAGTCCAACTGGGCTTGGGTTATTCGTTTGAATTTGTCTGTCATTGTTGCCTCCTTCGGCAATAAACGTTTGTTCGATTTGCTTGATTAGCGGAATCCCGCCGTTGATACCCATGTCATACGCTAGCTTCAGCGTTTCCATGTAAGTCTTTGTGATGTCGGCCTCTAGTTTATCGCCTTCTAGTCCGAGCTTAGTCATCTCGCGCGCTGCGTCTAGCGCTGTTTTCTGTGTCCGTAGCTTCAGATCGGTCTCTCTTAGCTCTTGGTCTTTCTTCTTCATCTCCGCTTCGTTTGCTTTTTCCGCCATCAATAATTTCATGGTAGGATCAACTGCATTCGGATCAGGTTCCGGCGCGATACTTTCGACATCTGGATGGCCCAACGCATCAAGCCACTCAAGATAGGCTTGTCTAAGGTTCAGCACTTGCGATGGTTGCGTCTTGGCTTCGAGCAATACTGATTCAGCCCGTTGTGCGCGCTCCATGTCCGATCCGTGAGATGGATCAATCGAAAGCCCGATGTCGCAGTCTTTAGGGTTAAAGTCATTCGCCATTGATGCCTGTTGTTGATCGTCCAATACTCGATTGTATCGCTCATCATCGAAGTGCTTGTGATTGAGCAATGCAATCTTCTGCGATTCCTTCTTAGCCGCCGAGTACACTCGCATAAATATAGCGTTAGGAACCTTCAGTCCTTGCTTGAGTCGTGCGTAATACAGTGCAGCCGCCTCGCCTGGGAATGATTCGACGTTAACGCTTGCATTGGTCATTGATCGTGACGTACCAACCAATGATTCCATTAGCTGGAATAACGTCTGACTTGGCCCGGCGAATGGGAACTGAACAACACTCTCTCTCAAGCTTGCGCCCCTAGTGTTGACCGGCGTCAACTTGCCCAATGCGATCTCGATATTCCCCGACTGAACAGAGTTACCCATCCCTCCAGCGGTATCGATTGCGATCAACCCGGAATTGGCCGCGGTATTTGATAGCGTACCGGCATCGAGAAGCTGTCTGAGGATGGTGTTAATCGATTCAAACATAGGCCCGAACAGAATACCCCATCCCAACCCCATCGGACCGCCCTCTGGATCTGGCAAGTATCGGTACTGCGTAAAGCAAGCAACGGAATCAATGCTTATGATTTCATCCTTGTCATTACGTGTAATTGTGTCTTCATCGTAGTACGGATAAAGCGCGACAATCTTCTGTGTGTCGCTGTCTAGGATAGCGGTATACGGCTCCTTTAACCCGTCATCATCCAGATCAATCCATGTGTACGCCTCGATGAACGGGAACGAGTCCTTATCGTCCTCTAGGTCTGACTCTTGAACATCCCATTGCTGTTGACCGCGAATAAACCCGATCAGCTCATTCCGCGAATACTTTCGTTCGATGAACACATCCGGCGCGTCATAGAAATTGTTGTTGCTCAGGTCGAATATGATTTGATCTGCTAGATAAAGATCGCTTCTAACTACCTTCTTATCGTAGCCGTAAGTGGTCTTCTTGTACGCTGTGCCGACACAAGGCAGGATCATTAGAAGCTTGTCTTGCTCATCCCTCCAGTTCGGCATCTCTTCGGTATATTGATAGTCCATATACGTGGTGATTCGTTTGGCTCTATCCTCTTTCTCTTTTGTCTTCTGGCCGTACACCTTCGCGCCTGCGATGTTCTTACGCCATACCAGTTCAGGGGCGGATCGTGAATTGAAGTCAAGCATAGCTTCAGTCACGAAAGGAAGCATAGCCAGGCTCGCGCCTTCGAACGGGAATGACTTCTCCGTGATCTCCTTCTCACCGCTCATGGCTTGCATCTTCGCTAGGTTGATAGCTCGCTTGTACTTCTTGAGCCAGTCCTGCATCGATGTCTTTGCAGTGTTGAACAGCTCAATGATCTTGGTCGCAGTGCCTGCGTTATCTTCAAGTTCATCGACTAGATTGCCTTTATCAAGCCATCCTTCAAGCTTGCCCTTCGGCTCGTCTAGTTCCAGCCCTTCTGGCAGCTCCATCATTTCAGGCATTGATTCGTCTTCGTATAGCATCACTTCTTCCTCTTCGCTACTTTCGCGGCTTCTTGCGTATCAAGCGGACGCCATTTGCCGCATCGGTCGCATTTCGTGTACGCGAGCGGATTGTCTTTCGTATCAATGCAATTTGTGCAGTTCATAGCGCCACCAGCAATAGAATAAGCGCCATTATAGCAATATGTGTGATTAGTTCGTGAATGGTCATCAATACCCCGTTACCGTGTCTCTGTTCGTGTCTCGTTTGTATTGGTATGCGTGCTGTTCTGGGTATATGTCACACACTCTGATTGCATGCCGCTTCATCATGTAAGCGTATCGCACTGCGTCCAGCAAATCATCCTTGACCTTGACAATCTCAACCTTGCCGCCTTCGCCTGTCTTAGTGTGGTATTGCCGGATCTCTTCAAACAAATCAACCAGTGTACGTACAATCTTCAGCCTACCCGACTTCATCAAGTTATTTAGCTCCATGATTCCAGCCCACACACCATTGCCTCCCTCTTCCCATTGCGCATGATCCTTAATCATCCTGAATCCAGATTCTTCGTAGTAGTCCTTTTGCTGCTTAGCGCTGCCTTTCTCGTGCTGCAACCCATCGCCGGGCCATGCTGTCGGTACATTCTGCGCCCATGGCTTGACCGCGTGCCATGCTTCAAACGGCTGTATCTTGCTCTTCTTATACGCATTGATTACATAGTAAACATCAGCGTCACGGTTCCAAACTAATTGGACGTGTGCCTGCGGGTGGTCCCATCCGAAGTCCATCCCATCAATCACAAACCAGTGACTAGGCACCTCGAACGGGTCACACTTGATTTCGTCTTCGTCTATTTCAAAGATAAGTCCAGATCCCATTAGCGGCATCCCCTTTGATCGCATGTCCCTTTGGTATGCCGGGTATTGAGCTAGAAGTCTTTCGCGCTTCTCTTCTGTCATGTGTGGCGCATCGCCCCAGCCTTTCATCATGAAAAACTGATCAGGCGTCGGGTCATCCATGAACTTGCTTACAAGCTCAGTCTTTCCGTTTTCAGGCGTGAACGTGTAAATGATTCGTCCGCCTTTCCCTTTGTCGCCATTGATCGTCCTTGTCAGTAGTTGCGGCCTTATTGCTGAGTCTCTCGGCTCTTCGTCTACGTGGATAAAATCAATAACGTCGCCCATGATTGCGTGAGCGCCTTGTGAGTACGACCAAAACTGTATATTCGATTCACCATACCTGTGCTGTACCCTTACCGTCCGCATGGCGTTAGCAGTTCCAGCCGCTGACTCCCATGATAATATTCGTTCTTTTGGGACTAGCCCGCCTTCAAAGCTGCCATTCTGGTACTTGCCAAATAGCGTTGATTGAAGAAGGTCGCGCGTCTTCTCCATCGAATAGCCAAGCCCCCAGCAACTAGGCGCAAACTCGAACCGATGGCCGTCCCAATCTTCCGGGTACTCGCCGAGTAGGTGCATCGCGTCAATGTTAGTGCCTGTGTATGTCTTGCCGATCTGGTTAGCTGCGCACAAACAGCATTCATGGTATTCGCTTGTTGCCTTAACGAATTCCTTTTGCCAGTCGTAGAATGATCTGAATACGCTTAGATACTTGGTGCGCGCCGCCCTAGTCAGCAGCTCCTGCCTTAGCTCGATTTCAGCGATCATTTCTTCACGCGTCATTCTTATTCTTCAGCTCTTTCAATCTGCGCATAAGCTCATCGTCCGACAAATCGGCAAGGCTCACATTAACTGTGCTCTCTACTTTGTCAGTGAACAGCTTCAAGTGGCGGCCTAGCAGCTCAAGGTTTGCTTTCTTATCAGACAGCTTAACTTTCCGGCGCATTAGAACCGCTTCGCCTTCTGATCTGAGTGTGTCGTCTGTTAGTTCTTGGACAGTGGCCAGGCTATCCCTCGACCATGTGTTGAGCGGCTTCATTGCGCCTGTGTCGTCTAGCACATCCTCCATGTTGAAGAATGCTAGTTTAGCGATCTCTTCCAGCACTCTATCTGCTGTGATTAGCGTTCGTTTTGACTGTGCGGCAATGGCTTGGTCAAGAAACGCCATTATTTCAGGTTTGCTCAAGTTTTCATTCCCGATTGAATACGCTGTTTTTTCACTGTACCCAGCTCTTATTGCTGCTTGTGTCGCGTTCTTATCTATCAGGTATTCTTCGCAGAAACTTTGCTGCTTTGGTGTTAATCCTGGCATATAAACCTCTCTTGGGTTCAAGCTCAGCATCTTACTGAGTGTTTAGCAACCTTCTGCTATTGTGAATGTTACTTCGTTCGCGATCAGAATCAGTGATGCTGTTGTATATGTTCCGCATGCTGTCCATGTGCCAGCCACATCAAACTCTGTGCCTGACGTTGTGTATTGGAAATACTTACTTGCTGCTACTGATCTGGGCGGAGTGAATCCAGGATCATTGGTTAACGCCACCGCTGGAGCTGATACCGCTGGTGTGGTTAGATTCGTCACCGTGAATGTGGTTGTTCCGTCCGGCTTCGTAAACTTGATGCTCAATGCCGTGAAGCCCGACATATCATAGTCTGTCGCTATCCTGAATGGCTGGCCTTTCTCGCCTATTTTAATCGTCATATCTCACCAACCTCTCCGATTCCGTCGTTGTTCATTAACCCAACCTTTCCTACGCCTCGATTATTCATCGTTGACGATTCCCCGTAACTGTATTCTATTAGCCCGACTTGGCCTATTCCGTCTTTGTTCATTAGTCCGACTACGCCTATTCCTGCGTTACTCATTCGGCTTGTTAACCCAAAGCCCGGCGCTGCGACTGATACAGACCCACTTGCCGCAAAGCCAAGATTGAGAAGCCAAAGTTC